ATCATATACATGACGATAATCCCACGGGATTAGTTAATACGTGGTTGACATATTCGCCACATATCTATAATATGCTTGTATTGGATAGCAATTCAGCTCTTCAATTTACTTACTTACTTATGGTGATTCAAATGGCTATTATTAATACAGTTGCGCCCACAAAAACTCTCGCGCCCATCGAAGCGGTTTCCGTATCATTAAAGGCAGCGTGCAAGGCGTCCGGTTCAATGTTGCAAGCGTGCAAAGAAGCGGCGAAAGCGGCAGCGCGTCAATTAGATGCTAACCTACCATTATCAGAGCGCATCAACAAAGTTATGCTTTGCTACAAAGATATTATAGGCGGTGACAACAATGTGCGCGCCAACTTTAAAGACGGTTTGACCCTGCTAGCGTGCTCTCAGGCGCCAGTGACTATTGAAGTAAAAGGCGAAGAGGTTCACACAACGGCGGGCGAAGCGCTGGACTTACCAAAACACGCGATGAAAGCGGCGGCGAAAGCGGTGCGCGATGATAACGGCATAGGCCGCGCTACTCAAAAGCGGGAGCCAAAAACGCCAGTAGCGAAAGCGCCAGCGGTTACGCCGGTTGACCAAATGATGCGAATCATTGCAAGCAACATCGAAGCGGGCGAAGTCGCGTTTATTGCGAAGCTGAAAGCCACACTGGCCGCTAACGGATACTTACTGAAAAAGAAGTAAGTCACACCCAACCCAACTAAACCCGCTCCGGCGGGTTTTTCCGTTTTTCTGAAAAACACCTGACTACTATCATACTGACCAAGCCTACTATCATTTGGCCGAGCTTCTGGCAGATAAATGAGCGGCTGCTCTACTATCATTTGGCAGCACATAAATGAGCGGGCGGCGCTTAATCCCATGGGATTAGATAAATAACCGATATGTGCCTGACGTATTTTGTAGATAGGAATTATCGTTATAAATCAATGACTTAGCCTAAATTAGATGAGATTGAAACGGCCAATCTACAGTTCGTGTGACTGTAATATCTAGGACGTGTAAAAACCCCTTACAAATCAAGGGCTTGCGGCACTTAGCACTGTCGAAAAAGCCCCTATATATATATTTAGTTTATAGATAAGATATATATATAGAGCACCCCTGAGATTCTGGGCGCTCAAAGGCCACCAAGCCGAGTCTGGCGTTCTTGGCTTTATAGATTTCCGTTCGTTGTTTTTTTCCATCTATTCATCTAATGTCTTATAAATCAAGCACTTAGCGTTATTTCCCAATCTACGATTTTTACTAATGTGAGGAACGACGCGGCATACAGGCCAGCCCCCTTTTCTAGCGTTTCATCTAATCCTTATAAATCAAGCACTTAGCGCGATCTACAATCTTTAATCCCATGGGATTAGCGTGCTCAATCGTAGACTGCGGGGAAATAGACGCCTCTTTTAGTTTAGATTGCCTAGGATTGCACAACACGTCACCGTACAGACAAAACTGTGATGTGCGTATCTGGTCAAACTCACTCGCAAACTGGCCGGAAAATGTCCGTCTAATCTATTTATTACGTGACTGACAAGCACACTGTTCATTTGACATAGAACGCCAATAGTGAGACAATAACATCGTGGCTCGGGGTTCGGATTTTTTAGCCATTTGACGGCTCCGATGCCATCCTTTACTTACTGACTAATCCCATGGGATTAAGGAACTTATTATGAATAACTTCAAAGATGTTAAAGCTGGCGCTAAGTTTGCGTTCGGTGGGAACCTATGGGTTAAGCGATCAACCCGCACGGCAGGAATAATTGAACCCGCAGAGTACTCGGGTCGATGGTTCTATTTCGGTGGGCGGGATATTGTCAAAGTTACCCACTAATGAATTTTGGTGAGAATTTAACTAATCCCATGGGATTAAGGAACTTATTATGAGCATGACTAATAAAGATTTAGCGCGTAAAGCTGCTGAGATGTGCCTAGATATTTTGTCTGGCAATGTCGAGGAGCGGAAAGGTAGAGAAGCCGGCAATATGCGCTACTCCTTAGTGGGGAATGTTGGTGGGTCAAACGACCAACTAGAAGTGATCGCGTATTCTTATGAGTGTCCGATGTACATGATGTGCTATAGGGAAGACCTAGGGAAGCACGAGATTCTGGTTAATACTACGATCTACTCATCAACTACGGCGAGGCATATGAGTTTATTTACGTCCGAACTGCGGAAGGTCATAGCCCCAGACGTTGTAAAGGTGTACCACTTAGACTTAGGTAGTAGGGCAAGCAACGGAGTCAGGAGCAGACTAGACGACGATGCTATTTTCGGGGTCAATAAATTACTGGATGAGACTATCGAAAAGGTCTACAACGCCGCCCGAAAAGGTACGCAAATCATTACTGTAGAGCGCACAATAATAGAAGCACTGGATGAGACCGTGAGGCTACAAGACTTAGTAGCTACGGATATTCCCGAGGCCGATATATGTCCTGCGCGTGCGTTTGTTATATCCAGAGCCAACACCCAGCAGAAAGTGCTCTCAAATCTAGCCTTTAAGGCCGAGCCTAAGAACATAAAAGCTGTGATAAATGGCATTAAAGCCCTAGAAGGTAGACCAGAAGAAAGCCTACCCGTACCCTACTACCTAAGCGGCAGGAGTTTGCAGAGCGCATGGCACGCGTTTGACCTACAACCTTGTGATTGATATAATGGGTACCAGTCGAGAGACTTTACTTACCAACTTTATTACTTATTAACTAATCCCATGGGATTAAGGAGAAAAGGCATGAGCCTTAAAGAAAACGCAATGATTGTGTCATTAACAGTGGGCAAGCCACAGATGACTAAAACCGATGGCCGCGCAACTCAGGCAGCCGAGCTAGCAACCAACGCACATGGCGCAGGACATTACAGAAAAGATCTGTACCCGAACCATTTGATAAAACCAATCCGGGCTGTCGAGTCATCTTCTCGTGCATACTTAGAAAGTGTGTCGTATAGCTGGGGCCGAGGTGACTTTTTACTGCCATCTGCTCGTTTTATGGAGTTTGCAGAGCGCATGGCACAGTTTGAGCTGGAATTTAGCCAATGTGTCACCGCATTCCTGCAAAACTGGGTCACTGTTATGGATTCTGCACGTACTACGCAGGGTGATCTGTTCGATGCGGGTGATTATCCTGACCTATCCGAGCTACGCAGCCGGTTTAGGTTCTCTGTACAGTACAAACCAGTGACCGACAGCGGTGATTTCCGTATCGAGCTGCAAGATGACGAGGCCGATACCCTACGCAAGCAGGTAGAAGCCCAAACTAAGCAGCAAATGGATGACCTGATGCGTGTACCACTGGAGCGATTGCGTGAAGTAGTCCAGCGCCTCAATGAAACTGCTGTAAAAGATGAGCGCGCGGTACTCAATGCCCGCAATGGCAAAACAGAGATCAAGCCGCCAGTGTTTCGCGACACAGTGTGTGAGAATATTATCGCTGAGATAAATCTGCTGTACGATTTCGAGGATATCTTACCTGCTGGCGTTATGGAGTTAGCTAAAAACGTAGTAGAAGTAACTCCATCAGCCGATACGCTGCGAGCAAGTCAGGGCGCGCGTGATAAAGCCAAGATTGATACCGATGCGCTGCTCGGTGCCATTGATAACTTACTTAAGGACTAGATAATGAATTATTTCATAGTGAAGTGTGAAGATTTGGTGTTTTCGCAGGACGTTGCCCTGCAATTAGCGGCGCTGCTAAGCCAAGGGGTGCCTGTAACCGTAAACTACAGATCAAAGCAGTGGGAGATTGCTGGTGCGGTGAATACTGGGGCTAGTCTAGTTCCGTTCTCCGCTGCTACGTTTGCAAAAATCCACTTAGACCTGCAAAATGAAATAGACAGATAGCTAATCCCACGGGATTAGGTGACTTATTTACTGGAGAAATGTTATGGGATACAGATCAGACGTAAAAATTGTTGTAAAGACACAAACTACTAACGATATGATCGGCTATAGAGCAGCTTTGGCGCTAGAATTTGGTGACAATGAGCATTATGAGGACTTTATAACCGATATGATATGGCTAGACAAAGAGTTTACCCTGCACTATGAGGATATAAAGTGGTATTCAAGCTGCGGCTTTGTAGACCTAGTTAAAAGGTCTTTGGAAATGGTTCTAAGTCACAAAGGAGGGTTCTGTTTTGCTGCGGCGAGGAGGCCGACGACCTAGAGTTCTTATGCGACTCGTTTGACGATAAATTCCTAAAGATGTACGATGCAATTACTCAGCACGCATACACTGAGTTTACTTAATAACTACTTACTTACTTACTTATTGGAGATACACCATGCGTATTCAACACGTTACACCTATTTTAGTTAAGCGTTACCTAAACCCAAAAACCCGCAAGCGCACTGTGTTCTTGCGCGGTAAGTCTGGCATCGGTAAGTCTGACGTAATCAAACAAACGTCTGACCTATTAGCCCAGCACGTAAAAGATTGGAAGGGCGTAATCGACCTGCGACTGGCGCAATGTGACCCGACTGACCTACGTGGTATTCCGCACGTCATCGAGGGGCGCACTGGTTGGGCTAAGCCCGACTTTCTACCTAGCACTGGTAGCGGCATCCTGTTCCTAGATGAGATTACGTCAGCACCGCCAGCAGTACAGGCAGCAGCTTATCAGCTAACACTGACCCCAGAAGATTTTGGTATCCCTGATACGTGGATGGTTATTGCAGCAGGCAACCGCAAGTCAGATCGTGGCGTTACGTTCAACCTAGCAGCGCCGCTACAGAATCGTATGTGTGACATCACGGTCGATACTACGCTAGATGATTTCCTTAACTACGCAATCACTCAGGACATAGCACCCGAAATACTATCATTCCTGCGTGACCGCCCCGATCTACTGCACAAATTTGAGGGCGGCAATAATATCCAAGCGTTCCCATCACCTCGCTCGTGGTTCGCTGTCTCTGATGTGCTGGAGATAGACGTACCATTGCAAGATCGTATCGAGATGATCAAGGGTGACGTTGGCGAAGAGGCTGCGATTATATTCGAGACACACCTGCGCCTATGGGAAACCATGCCGCGACTCGATGACATCCTCAAAGGTAAGCCGGTATCAATGCCTGACGAGTTAAACGTAAAGTATTGCGTAGCTATGGGCTTGGCTACACGGATCGACTCTGATAACTTCGACAACGCGTGGAAGTTCCTAGAGAATATGTCTGGCGACATCCAAACACTGGTGATGAAGTTAGCATACAAGCGTGACCCATCCATAGCTTCAGCGCCTGCGTTCAGTAAGTGGGCTATTGCCAACGCTGGGGCGTTTAGTAATGTCTAACTTCATAGAGTTATATAGTGGTGACGGGGGGTCGTGGTACTTCATAAAAGTATCACAGCCACATCAGGAGCGGTTACGTCGCCCCCGTGGCATAGACAATATTGGCAACATGGTCGGCACTATAGACTCTAAAAGCGGGTGCTATACTTTAAAACTTATAGGTTTCGACACCAACCCGCAGGAGTTCAAGACTAAGCGCGACGCAGAGACTGTGCTGTCAGCGCATATAGCACTCATAACGGCTTAATCCCATGGGATTAACTTACTTATTTACTGGAGCATTACAATGGAAACTACAGAAAAGCGTATCGAGACTGCATACAGCAAGCTAGGGCTTAAAGAGCCTTTCATTGCCGCAGTTATGACTAGAATACCCCGCAAGATAGACGAGACAATACCCACAGCGGGTACTGATGGCACGGTAGTATTGTTTAATCCAGACTTCGTAGCGAAGTGTGACAACGCAGAGCTGTTCGGGCTAGTGCTGCACGAGGCGCTACACGTAGTCCTGATGCACATGTGGCGTAGAGGTGATCGAGAGATGCGCCTATGGAACTACGCCAACGACGCGATAATTAACGCTTACATCAGAAGTCGTGGATACTCACTGCCAGCCGGGGGCGTAGACGTTCGCTGGGTAACTGAAGATATGGACTCCGAGACAGTGTACAAGCGCCTCAAGAAAGACGAGGAGGAGGCAGGTGAGCCACAGTATGACTCAGGTGGATTCGATGGCGAGGGTGACATATCTGACGCACCTACAGAAGCTACCAAGTCTGACCTAGAGGCTACCATTGCAGCGGCAGCGCAGATGGCTAAGGATTGCGGGCATGGCAGTGGCATCATAGATAACATACTTAAGTCCGTAGGCAAGCCTTCAGTGGACTGGCGAGACGAGTTACGTGCGCTGATGACATCTGCTGCGGCTAGTGATTACACGTACCGCCGACCGTCTCGTAGGTTTATTGGGCAGGGCTTATACTTACCGAGCTTGCACAGTGAGGCGCTTGGGGGTATCTTAGTCGGTATTGATTCATCCGCGTCTATGTCACAGGAAGAGCTGTCGCAGATTGCTACAGAAGTTCAGCAGATCAGCGAAGACCTCAACCCTGAGTTTGTAGAAGTAGTTTACTGTGACACTAAAATCATGCACACCCAGCGTTTCGAGCAGGGTGATGACATAGAGCTTAGGTGCAAAGGTGGTGGTGGCACTCGGTTTAAGCCGGTGTTCGATTACCTAGAAGATACGGATGCACATATACAAGGGCTGATATACTTTACGGATATGGAAGGCGATATGTCCGAGTGCGATGAGCCAATCTGCCCAGTCATATGGGCTAATACAGGCGCTAGAGAATACACAGCACCTTTTGGAGTAGTAACCAATGTCCAAATTTAACTCGCACGACAACGTAACTTCCCGCCTAGTACGCCTAGAAAGCAAGCTAGTGCGGGGCTTTGAAGAACTGGGCGTTAGCCTAGATGTACAACGTGACTGGCTAACGGTAGATAACGCTGCGAAGATTGTGTACGTAGCAACAGTTGGCAGGTCTATCTCTGTTATTGTTCAGGAGATGAAAGCCCGTGGCGCAACGCACCTTGGTGATTTCTATGAGGTGATCCACAAAGGCGACGCGGTAGCCCATGTACTGTACGACCCTAAGTTCTAGGTGATGTATGAAAAAACCAAAACTAACTATAGATCAAATAGCTGAGGTACATGAGCTTAGAGTTAAGGGGGTAAGCTGGGATAATCTAGGTGTGATATTTGGCTTAGCCCCTACTACTGTTAAGCGATACTATAATTTATCTCAGACTGCTGGCTTTTTTATGTGGGAAGAACATGACCCAGCGTCTGCCAAAGCTATGGCTATGATCGCGGAGTTATCCGAGGCTAACGAACTACTTAAGCAACAGATGGCAAAGCAGACTGAAAATTTTAGGGAAATTTATGACGAGCTAAGCTCTCAGAGCAACGACATAATGAAGCGGCTTAGCGACACTGATGTATTACTAGATAATTTGAGAGGTAGAGATGAGCAAAACGGCGATATTACTGAGTGAAGCTAAACAGCTTCTTGAAAACTTAGGTGCGGCAGTGGAGTCTGACTTTCCAGAAGACCATTTGTCTAAGCACGTTCGGGCGTCGCTAGACGCAGCATGGATATTTTTAGAGGATACGGAGGATGAGATATGATCGACTTACTTATAGAAGCGTTCTTTGCTGTCGTAATACTTTCAGTGTTCGTGGGGTGCCTAGCAGGTTCATTGCTAATGGTGCAAGACGCGGAAGTCCGCTACAAAGAGCGTAAGGCCTTCAAGAAATTTCTTGATGACAATAACTATACTGTAATCGGGAAGCTAACTGGAGTAAGAAAAGATGACTGAGACTAAAAGAATTATCAAAGAAGCAAACGCTATAGCTGATAAGGCTATGAAAAGATCGGAGTGGTACACGCCTAGCAGGCTAACCAAGTTCAAAGCATGGTGTATGGAGGAGGTAGCGTTCAGGAATATCTCGGTACTTATATACACTGGAGTACTGCTAGCGTTTATCCTAGTAGAGTGGAGTTTGTACAATGGATGATAAAGTAGTCCACCTTACTAAGGTGTCTAAGGTTCCCGTACCTGAGCCAGTTGCCCTAGGTCTAGACCCAGACTTTGAAAGGCTACTAAAAGAGTTCAGGGATGTCATGGTGGAGATTAAAGCCGACGGCTTCGCAGCAGTGGCTGTGAACGCCAAAGGTGAGGTAGTAGATACTTGGCTGTCTGGATTACCCCACGCAACTATGCTGGGTGCGCTAGAGATGCTGAAGTCTGACTACACTGGGCGTGCAATTAACGCGAGGAGTGATGAAGATGAATGGTAAAGGTGATAAGCAGCGACCACTTAAGATCGACAAAGATAAGTTCGAGAGTAACTGGGACGCTATCTTTGGTAAGGGCAGAAAAGATATGCCGACTAACGAGCAGATAGAAATGGTGTTTCACGACGCTGAAGGAAAAGAACTTAAAAAAGAGCCTCCCGAAGGAGGCTAAAGAGGAGGAGAGTAGAACTATGAATACTCGTAGTCTATTTAACCACCACTTATTAACTTAATCAATAGGCATTACTATGGATATAGTTACGTTAGATTTTGAAACGTACTACGATAAAGAGTTCTCGCTGCGTAAGATGCAGACAGACGAGTACATCTTAGACGACCGCTACCAAACTATCATGGTGTGCGTTCGCATGAATGGCGAGTCTAAGGTATTCGCAGGCAGCGAAGAAACCATCAAGGCAAAACTGCAAGGTTACTGCGACTGGTCTACTATTGGCATCAGATGCCACAACACTTTGTTCGATGGATTCATATTGTCACAGCGATATGGAATAAACCCTAAGCGATGGCTAGATACATTGTCGCAGGCGCGTATGGTTTACCCTTGGCTCCCGAGCCACAGCTTAGCTAATATCGCAAAGTACATGGGTTTCGAGGATAAGGGTAGCGCTGTTCACAATATGGTTGGCAAGCGGCTAGAAGATATGACTAAGCCAGAGCTAATCGAGTACGCTGACTACTGTAGGCAGGACACACTTCTGTGCGAGCAGATAGGTGAGCGGCTAGACCAGTTTACGCCAGAGCTGGAGGCGGTTCTTATAGACATGACTATACGTATGTTCACTGAGCCTACTTTAGTAGGTGGGCTAGACATGATGAACAAGTTGTATGACGACGAGATTATCCGCAAGCAAGGGCTTATGGCGCTGGCTGACTTAGACAAGTCTGAGATTATGTCTAATAATAAGTTTGCCGAGCGATTAAAGGTGCATGGGATAACTCCACCGACTAAGATCAGTGTGAAGACAGGTAAAGAAGCGTATGCGTTTGCCAAGACTGATAAAGAGTTTGTTGAGCTACAGGAGCACGACGACCCCAATGTAGCGGCGTTAGTATCTGCGAGGCTAGGCGCGAAGACTACGATAGCTGAGACTCGGGCGCTGCGGTTTATTAACATGACTGAGCGTGGCCCTTTACCAGTGTACCTAAATTTCTGGGGCGCTAAGACTACAGGGCGTTACTCTGGGGGTAACAAAGTTAATTGGCAGAACTTGCCAGCTCGTGGTGTATCTGCTGGGCTACGCAAAGCACTACGCTCGCCGGAAGGGCATACAGTTCTTGTAGGTGACTCATCTAATATTGAACTGCGAACTGTTATGGCTTTGGCAGGGCAAGACGACGCTATTGTAAAGCTAGAAGGTGGCGCGGATATGTACTGCGACTTTGCTACTAGGTTGTTTAACAGAGAGATTACCAAGGCGGATAAAGCTGAGAGGTTTCTAGGTAAGACAGCGATGCTAGGGCTACAGTACGGCGCTGGGGCGGTACGATTCCAAGAGATGGTAAGGCAAGCGTCTAACAATATTCCGGGCGTTGAGCCTATTACGCTAGACCGCTCGTTTGAGATCGTGAACTTGTACAGAGAGGTTCACCACGATATTGTAGATTTGTGGAAGTACTGCCAGAAGGTTGTACTGCCTGACATAGCCAACGGGTGCTCCATGATACCAGTAGATAGGAAGGGCTGGTTTATAACGCAGAAAGGTGGCTTTGGCAGACCCGGCGAACCCGGCGTTGTATACCATGACTTACAGTACGATGGTGAAGAATGGACTTACCAGATGGGTCGGCAACGTGTTAGAATATACGGGCCGAAAGTAGTAGAGAACCTATGTCAGCACGCAGCAATGAAGATTGTTATGTGGCAGACAGCTAGGATTAATCATTTATATCCAGTACGTTTATCCGTACATGACGAAGCTGTATGCGTACCTCGCAACGATGAAGTTGCAGCCGCTAGGCTACACATGGAGGAGAGTCTTCGTCTAACACCTAAGTGGTGTAGAGGGCATATCCCAGTGGATTGCGAAACTGAAATCGGGCCGTCATACGGCGATGCTAAGTAAGGAAATAATATGCGACCAAAAAGAATGTTTATATTTGCGGGTAACCACCCGAAGCTAGTGACTGGGGCACGTTACACACTGCGCGAGATTAGCGACATAACTGGGGTTAATAACAAGACCATCCACTCTAGGATGTATGGCAGAGACAGGATTACAGACCGAACACTCAGAGCGCGAGAGTATAATGGGCGTTGGAAAAAGTCTGAGACTCACCTAGATAACGCTTACGAAAGGCTATCTGCCAAGTGGCTAGCAGTACCGATAACTAAACTAAATAACTAAGGTAAACTTTATGTCTGACATAGCGCTGTCGTACAGCAGACTGTCCACGTTTGAGCAATGCCAAGCGAAGTTCGATTACTTATATGTTTCTAAGACCGTTAAAGACCAAGGCAACGAGGTAAGTGCCTACGGTAACCGAGTGCATGAAGTGCTAGAACTCTATGGCAAAGACGAGCTGCCGACACCGCTAGGACTAGAGGCTAAGCAAACCCTACAGAAGTGGGGTGGCCTAGTAGATAAAATAAAAAGTAAAAGAGGAGAAAAGTATTATGAGTACCAAATGGCCATTGATAAAAGAAGGGTTCCAACTGGTTGGTATGACGGTGACGCTTATTTTCGTAGTATTGCTGATGTCCTTGTTGTGGACGGTGATACAGCTTATTGTCTTGATTACAAAACTGGAAAGGTCAAAGATAATCCAACGCAGCTACAACTATTTGCTGCAATGGTGTTCGCGCACTTTCCAAACGTACAAGAAGTTAAAACATCGTTTATTTGGTTAAAGTTTGATCAGGTAGACAACACCACGTACAAACGTGACCACTTAGAAGCCCTATGGAATGGTCTTCAGCCTAGGTTAGATATGGTTAAAGAGGTAGTCGATCTGGGTTACTTTAAGACTAAGCCTTCAGGTCTTTGTCCGTGGTGCCCCGCGCAAGATATTTGCCCAGACGCTAGATTGAGAGGAAGAAGATGAAAAACGAAGCGGACGTTAAGAAAGCAGTTAAGAAAATACTAAGCAGTTTTCCTGCTGATGAGATATGGTATTTCATGCCACCAGCCAATGGCTATGGGAGATCAGGAATACCAGACTTGCTAGGCTGCTACAAAGGCAATCTGTTCGGGGTAGAAACTAAGTTTGGTAAGAACGACCCGACTAACAACCAACTGCGCGAGATACAGGGAATAATTCAGTCCAAAGGTAGGTGCTGGATTGTTAGGGAAAGCAACATCCATGACTGGGAAGCTGAGTTCCGAGGATGGGCTTCTCTGTGCTAGTACTCAAGGACAAGAAAAAGATAATTATTAACAGCTCTAAGAACGATGCTATTGCCGAGTTTATACCGCACGCTAAGCAGCTAGAGCATAACGGTGAGAAGCTAATAGCTATACCTTACGGGGTTGATGAGTCTATCGTCCTGCGCAACATGGGGTTCAACGTGCCAGAGCCAATCAAGGAGTACTACGATTGGCCCGCGCGGTTTACTCCGATGGAGCACCAGCGTGACACTGCTGCGTTTCTTACTACTAACAAGAAGTGCTTGTGCTTGAACGCACCGGGAACTGGTAAGTCTATTAGCTCACTGTGGGCTGCGGACTTCTTACTAACTGAGGGGGTAGCCAAGAAGATTCTCATTGTGGCCCCACTGTCTACACTTAAAGTAGTATGGGGCGCGGAGCTTAAGGCGCACTTGTCGCATAGACAGTTCGCCATAATTACAGGCACAAAGAAGAAACGCCTAGACCTATTAGAGACGCCCGGTTTGCAGTACGCCATAATTAACCACGATGGCTTTACTAACATGCAGGAACACTTGGAAGACTTCGACGTGGTTATATATGACGAAGCCACTGCGTTGAAGTCAGCTTCTTCAAGGCGCTACAAAGTGTTCGCTAAGTATATGAAGAACAACCAGCCTTGGCTGTGGATGTTAACTGGCACGCCTATATCCCAGACGCCCGCAGATGCGTGGACTCTGGCTAGGCTAGTAGATTCGCCGAGTGTAGCGCGCAGTTTTACTGCGTTTAAAGATACAGTGATGAAGAAAGTCACACAGTTTAAGTGGATACCGAGAGATGACGCCCTAGAAACATGTAAGAAAGTATTGCAGCCTTCTATACGTTTCTCGTTGGATGAATGTACTGACCTACCTAGCACCAACTTTGTAGGTCGGAAGACTGAGCTAACTACTCAGCAGATAAAAGCTTTTAAGGATATGCAGGAGAAAGCAGTAACCATCTTCGCAGAGGGTTCCGTTACAGCAGCTAACACTGCGGTGATGTTGTCCAAGCTGCTACAGATTTGTTGTGGTGTTGTTTACAGCGAGGACGACTCAATTGTCATAGACAGCTCCTCGCGGTATAATACCCTTACTGATTTGCTGCAAGAGATAGGTGGGAAGGTAATAATCTTTGTGCCACTAAAGGGCGTACAGCGATGGCTTATAGAGAAGCTGCGCGGCGATGGCCACAGTGTGGAGCTTGTTAATGGTGACGTTAGCTCTAAGGATAGGAATGAGATATTCCATAACTTCCAGCACACTGATGAGCCTAAGATACTACTGGCCCACCCCAAGGTTGCGGCGCATGGACTGACACTGACTGCGGCGAAGGATATTATTTGGTACGCTCCGATCTACTCACTTGAGCAGTACGAGCAGGCCAATGCAAGAATACGTAGACTGAATACGGAAGGAAGAACTTCTGTGTGGCATCTCTACGCAACGAACTTTGAAGCGGAGCTTTATAGAAGGCTCCGAGCAAAGCAAAACACGTTAGCTGAGTTCTTAGACTTAGTGCGTGGTATTAATAGTAGTGACTAAATTACTTGGAGAAATGTATGAACTATGAAACGGCAGCTGACCGATACCTAAAGGTCAGGAAAGAACTCGACGCGCTAGACAAAGAGTATAAGCAGCGCAAAGCCAGCATCAAAGAAAAGATGATAACGTTAGAAAACTGGTTTACTGTTAAGTCACAAGAAGATGGTCTTTCATCTATCAAGACAGATGCGGGTACAGCTTATTGGTCAACACACCACTCAGCTACTGTAGCATCAAGAGAAGACTTATTTAACTTTTGCAGAGACAACGACGCGTGGGACTTACTAGAGTCGCGTGCTTCTAAGACTGCTGTTAGGAGTTACATAGAGGCTGCTGGCGAACCACCGCCGGGAGTTAATTTTAGTTCAGTGAGTGTATTCAACTTTAGAAAAAACCAATAAGGATTAGTATTATGAACAACGTACAAGTACCAGCCCACATCGCCGCGCGTATCGCGGAACGTAACAAGACCGGAGTTAAGTCATCACTTGCTGACGCTATCGTAACTACCTCAGCACCCAGTGTGCCACGTATCAGCATCCGTGCTGGAAAGTTTAGGTTAGTGGAAGGCGGCGTAGAAACAGTAGTAGGCGATAAGTTGGACGCTATTATTGTTGGCGTTAACCCTAGAGTAAGTAAAGTATTCTACTCCAAGGCATTTGACCCAGCAGCGGAAGACAAACGCCCAGCTTGTTTCTCTAGCGACGGCCTGCGCCCTGACCAATCAGTAGAAAGCCCAGCCAACGATAGCTGCGCCAACTGCCCAAACAACGTACTAGGCTCTAAGATTCTGCCTTCAGGTGCTAAGTCTAAGATGTGTGCTGACCAGCGCCATTTAGCTGTCGTGCCCGCCGCAGACCCGCAGAAAGTCTATAGTTTAACTGTGCCAGTTAGTGCAATGCGCGCACTACGTGAGTACTTCACAGAGCTAGCTAATTATAACATCGGCCCAGAGGAAGCGATCACACAGCTTGGCTTTGACGAGCAGGCGAGTTATCCTAGGCTTCTGTTCAAGCAAAACGGTTATGTTCCAGAAAAAGCTCTTCCCCTAGTAGATACCTTGTTGCTGTCTGACGACACTAAGATTGCTATCAGGACTATGGCACCGAAGAGCGCTGGGCCAGCATTGACCGCGCCGCCAGCGCACGCCCAAGTAGCAGCACCGAAGGTGTCTATTCAGGACGATGAAGCGTCGGCGTACTATGAGCCAGCGCTAGACAGTAAGCCAGCAGAGCAGCCAGCAGTAGCGCCAGTTAAGCAGTCTGAAGAGCTTGAGATGAAGTTAGACAGCTTGTTCGACTGATAACCCTAAGTATGAGCCGATTAGCGAATCTAATCGGCTCATTTTTGTCTGAGGATAGAGAGTGAATACATTAGATTTTTTAAAGAGGGTATGCCCAGATCGGGATGCGATTGTAGTAACCCAATACAATAATAATAAAAACATTTTTTGGAACAGAGAAGTATTTACTTACGCGGAGCTGGACGATGCCGCTGCTAACATGGCGCTTTGGGATAAGAACCCAGAGGCTACAATTTATTACAGTGTTGGCGCATTCGCTGACAACATAGTTACTACGGATGAAGGCAAACAAAAGATTCGCCGTACCCAAGATAAAGCTACTTTCTTTAAGAGCTTATGCTTTGACCTAGACTGTGGTGGCGACAAGCCATATAAGACGCAGCGTGATGGACTCATTAAGCTGGCGGAAGTAGTCAAAGAATTAAAGTTGCCGAAGCCGTTGATCGTGTCATCTGGTATCGGTGCCCATGTATATTGGGTGCTGGACAAGTGCATATCTAAGCAGCAGTGGGTACAGGTGTCTAAGGCACTGAGTGCCGCACTAGCTTCCAAAGGCTTGGAGATTGATAACTCTAAGATACACGATCCGTCTATGGTTCTGCGCCCAGTTGGCACGTTCCACAAGAAAACTTCAGACTGGAAAGAAGTTAAGGTGTTGCTCGACGACGGCGTAGAACACGATGTGTTGCTGTTGGCAGGTAAGCTAACTGAGTGGATGGATACAACTCCACAACGCCCTGACCGGCCCCAGCGTAAGCGTAGTGCGATGCTAGACGCGGTGCTCAACGAAGGCAACGACTTGGACATAGATTCCATAGCGGAACACTGTCAGCAGGTCAGGGCTATCGTAGAGAGCGGCGGAGTTACCAACGCAGCGGGCGACCCAGTAGAAGAGCCACTATGGCGTGCGTCACTAGGGCTGGCTAAGTTCACGCCTGACCCAGAGCAAACTATCATACGTATCGCTGGCCAACACCCAGAGTTTGATCTAGAAAAGAATATGGAAAAGCTGGAGGGCTGGAATGCTACTGGCCCGACTACTTGCGCTACGTTCGCTTTGCATTGCCCCAAGGGTTGTGAGGCTTGCCCATACCAAGGCAAGAAGACTTCTCCGGCGCAGCTTAGTAGCACTGACGTGCAGGTTGTTGTAGTACAAGACGAATCAGGTGAAGATCAAGAAGTAGAGATTCCAATGCCTGAAGGCTACGTAATGCGTAGAGATCAAATCTACCATGAGATCGTAGTTAAAGACGAAGATGGAAACGAGACTAAAGATTGGGAGCTTACGAGCACTTACCCGATGTATATTGTATCAATATACTTTAGTCCTGAAGACCGGCAGACGTCGTTTACTTTGGCAATTAAAAAGCCACTTATAGGCTGGGAGCAGAACGACCACTTAGCAGCAGTGCTATCAAGTGCTGGCAAAGAGTTCTCTGGGTTCCTACTAGACAATCAGATATTTGGTTTGAAGTCGCTCAACCAACAAGAAAAAGTTAGAGGGTATCTTATGGACTACTTGCAAATGGTTCAGAGCCAAGTAGCTACCGGCTATGACTATAAGTCATTCGGCTGGCAGAAAGACGGCTCGTTTATATGCGGGCAGCAGATCATTAACCCGCCGAACAACGCAACATCACGTCGTATTGTTGGCAACGCTGAGAGATACAAGGAGCGCATCGTAGTCCAAGGCACCCGCGAGAAGTTCGTAGAGGCTATGGATATGCTGAACCTAGCAGGTACACAGGTGATCAGGACGTGTGCGCTTATCGCTACTACGGGTATCATCGCCAAACAAATGGGTATGGGCAGTAGCATTGTTTCTGTCTACTCAACGGACACGACAACTGGTAAAACGCTGTCGCTGCTTACTGTTAACAGCATGTTTGGTAACCCTCGCAGTCTTATACAAGGTAGGAACGACACTACAAACGCTATCTATGGTATGCGCGGCACGCTGAACAACTTGCCTATGGCGATTGATGAGATCACCATGGCTGACGAGCATCAAGTAGCACAGATGGCTTACTCATTCAGTGAAGGGCAAGAGAAGACCACCATGACTCCCGGTCGCGATATTCGTCACCCTGCTGTGTGGGATGGCCCTACGTTTATGACTACGAACACTTCACTGATGAGCAAGTTCGATCAGGTGAAGCAAGAGTCCGAGCCATTGCGAGTCCGAGCGTTTGAGGTTCCACAGAACGATAGAACATTTGTATCTCTACGTGACGACAGTGGTGGCAAGGTGGCAAGTAACTACGCAGACCTACTGCTAGAGAACCACGGCTGGGCTTTCCCTGAGTTAGTGCAGGCAGTAGTCCACTTGGGTGGCCCCAAAGAAGTAGCGGCTAAAGGGCACGCAGACTTCCACAAGACGTTTGGCTTTGACTTCGCCCCGCAGGAAAGGTTCTACGAGTCGATGATCAAGTCTGCTTGGACGATGGGTAAGATAGGTAGCAAGCTAGGCCTGTTCCCATTCGACGTTAAAGGCACGATAGAGTTTATGTTAGAGACTGTTACGAAGCTCCGCAAAGATACTGTGGATGCCAAGGTAGACGCTATTGATGTTATTGGCCAGTTTATGCAGCAGTACAACGACCAGATCATCGAAGTCACTCAGCCTTATGGTAAAGGCGGAAAGCCTATGGTTAGAGAGCCTGCCCCTCTCAAAGCCGTTATGCGAACGCAGTATGTGTACGATGCGAACAACCCGATTATGCCCGGCTCTACTTTGGCTATTAACAGGGCTGTGTTTAAGAAGTTCGTCAAGGAGAATAACGACGCAGAAGACCGCGTACTCCGTGAGCTGCAAAACATGGGTGCCTTGGTAGACTCCAACGCTAGAGTAACTATGTTCAAGAATTGCAGAGGTAGAAACCCCGGTCAGGCGTGGTGTATACTTGTTAACCTAAACCACCCTAGGTTCATTGACTCTTTGTCTGGGGCGGACTTTAAGAAACAAAGTTCAGTGTCGTTGGCACTGCTTAACGGCTTACAGGATGCTTCCAATGGCTAAGAAACCTAGAGACTACAGGGCTGAGTACGACAAGTACCAAGGTACTGCTGAGCAAAAGAAGAACCGAGCTAAGCGCAACGCTGCTAACAAGGCGATGCGCGATGCTGGCAAAATCAAGAAGGGTGATGGCAATGATGTCGATCACAAGAAGCCGCTATCAAAAGGCGGCTCTAATAGTAAAAGTAATCTAGCGGTTAAGCCTAAGTCTAAGAACCGCTCGTTTGCTAGAACGAAAACCGGGAAACATAAATAAATTTTTGGAGTTAACTATGAAACTTAAGGTAACTATAGCGACAATAGCTATGACTGTAATACTTTCATCTACAAGCAACGCTGCCTGTACTTATCGAACGGATAGCTGGGGCAATACTAATTATACTTGTGACGCCGGCAATGGCGGCACTTTACGCACCGACTCTTGGGGTAATACTCGGGATAGCGGCACCGGCCTTACTTACAGGAAAGATTCTTGGGGCAATACAAAAGCAAGTGACGGCACGATTTACCGAACTGACTCTTGGGGAAACACCAGAGGCAGTGACGGTACAACTGCAAGGAAAGATTCTTGGGGTAATACTGTTATCACTGGCAAAAACGGCAGCAGAACAACCTGCCGCACCGACTCTTGGGGTAATACCCGCTGCAATTAGATCGAGGTTTCCCCTGACCTTTGAAGCTGGAGTGGTAAACTAATGAAACTAACAGATAAAGAAATCCTAGACTTTGTAAAAGAAAACATAACAATAGTTAAAGACATGACAGGGCATATCGAAATAAAAGAAGTGCGCTGCTCCATTATTGGCGATGTTAATGGCCGTGTTATTGGCAATGTTAATGGCGATGTTATTGGCAATGTTGGTGGCGATGTTTATGGCAATGTTTATGGCGATGTTTATAGGCATGTTCGTGGTAATGTTGGTGGCAATGTTTGTGGCGATGTTGGTTGCAATGTTGTTGGTAATGTTGGTGGCAATGTTTGTGGAAATGTTAATGGCGATGTTGCTTGCGATGTTGGTGGCAATGTTTATGGGCATGTTCGTGGTAATATTTACGGCGAAAAGATGCTAGAGGAGGAAGAGTTACTTGATTGCTATATTACAAGCTACATTATTCCTCCCGAAACTGATGCTGCTGGCAATGTTGGCCCACAAATAAAAGGTGTAAGCTAATGGTTTATATATTAAGCAGTAAAATGAAGACACCTGATGGAACAATACTAGAATCAAAGCATCGTCACGATTATGTGACCCATACAGATGCCAACGGCAAAGAGTATATGCTAGATGGTGGCTGTGATTATGTTAGATGCTCTGCTAACGGTGATGAGGAAATGCTAACTGCCACCTCAGACGATAGCCATGAAGTGATAAGAGAAGTGGTCAAGTGGGGAACTTATGGTAAGAATGGTGATGAGACGCTGGTGCATGTAAAGATTGCTGATATGTCTACACAGCACTTACAGGCTTGCTTAGATACTCAGAAAACCATGCGCCCAGCTTTGCGCAAAGTAATGCGAGATGAGCTGGAATATCGCAATGAAAGTTAAAATACATAAGTTAATACAAGAGATAGTCGAGTCAGGTATTGAGTCTGGTTACAATAGGGCGCACAAACACACGGATGCGCCTACTGAAGAGACAATTAAACACTGCATCGAAGAGTACATAATGAACGGCTTTGATGAACACTTTACATTTGAACACGAGGAATAATAAAGATATACCATATATGATATGTAAGCCATGATAAACAGTGATTTCCGATCATAACCGATAGCCACTATAATGCCGCTTCAACTTACGGAGGCCTCATGGTTCTTTACGGCATTATCATCACAGTAATAGGTCTACTAGCAATCGCTAAGCAAGACCTAACTTAAAGCCTCTTAACTGGGGCTTTTTATTTCTTCTTATTTTTCGCTGTACGCTGTCCGCGTTTAGGCAAACTTTTCTTTAGGCATCTACCAGCTTTCTTACACTTAGTAGGGTGTGGGCAACCTTTACATGGTGTCATGTTATTTCCTCGACTTAGCGCCAGAGCACTTCCAACGCTTACGTGATAAGTTATTCGGTGTATTGGGGTCGTTCTGCTTAGCTTTAGGCAAGCCCTTCTTTATGCCTAGGCTACGTGCGCAGTAACTATCACCCTTAGACGTGCCCGGTTTTACACGAGCGCCGCCGTCTTTCGCCTTACCTGCTTGGCCATAGCTAACCTTCTTCCCGCTAGCTGTGACCTTAACTTTCGCCTTGCCTTTTCTAGGGGTAGCCATTGTTATTCCTCTAGCTTATAAAGTTCGTTTAGCTTGTCATATAAATCTGCTTGCAATTCCTGCATCGCAGCATTCATACCTTCGTAGTCCGGGTTACCGCTACGGGTTTCTTCCCTTTTTATGCGATTCATAGCCTCACCAAAAGCGCGGGTTAACTGACTGCTTTCATACGACTTAGACAACATCTCTTGCTGTACATTGTACCCGTCAATCTTAAGTCCTAGTATGTTGCCTATTAATAATCTAGCGACATCCTGTTTCCTGCCAGCAAAGTTGGTATTGCCCTGAATAGCGTCTATGCTTTTTTCTATGTTGCTAGTTCTTAGCCAAGGTGGCGTAGCTACATTGAGCAGCTGCTCCCCTACGGTCATAACGTTATCAAAGCTAGAGTCAGTCTCTTTGTATAGTTTCTCGCCTGTAAACGCGTCAACTCCACCAATGGAAGCGACGACAGCAGTTATAAACGGCCCGCCCGGTTGTAATCCTTGTGGCCACCAATCTATGCCCATAAATCCATTGTTAGTCGGCAGTCCTTTAACAGTAGAAGCCAAAGGTATGTAATCACCTAGCTTATAGTACACAGGGTTGTTGTCGTCGCCAAAAGGCAAACGGATGTATGTGCGTAATCCGGGGATACCAAACACGTTCTCGTCAAGTTTAGCAGGGCCGCGACGGCGTTCTTCCTCATCGTCTCCTACTAGTGCAGACGCTGCCATATCAATCATGGCGTATCCTGCTAGAAGGTTTACAACTTTCCAAGGCTGGTGCAGAACAATGCGGCCCAGCACAGGAGTAATAGCGTACGTCCAAGACACAAACGGTAACCAAGATTGCCGCGCAGCTTTTACTGACTTAGAATCAATGTCATAGTCTAGGAAGTCTGTGCGCGCTCTACGACCGGCTGCCTGAAGCATCTCGTCTGTAACTACCCCATCGGTAGATAGGCTCTTAGAGTCGCCGACGTGCTTGATAAAAGAAGCGAGTCGGAACGCGTTATCTTCCGCCGCGTACAACTGGGTAGCTACGTCGTCGGTGTCTACTAGTTTCTTACCTAGCTTCCGCGTCAGCCTAGCTGCCATGTTCCCTTTCTCAGCTTCAAAGTTTATAAAGGCAGTAACGCGGGTCATGGCGGACTCGTTGCCGTCAATCAGTAGGTTGTTTTCCGCGTTCTCAGCAAGCTCACGTTTTACTTCTACACTTGAGTAGTTGCCCAACATAGCGCCAGAACTCATAAAGACTTTCATCATCGCTAGTTCGTCAGGGGTTAAGGGCTTACCTTTGCCCGTCTCATATCTTGCCATTAGGCTAGCGGCTCTACCTAGAGTTTTTAACGGTATGTCGTGCAGCATTAGCAAAGTCACGTTGGACGCTATGTTAGTGACGTGTGTTCCGGGGTTGTAGATAGTCTTAGACTTCTTAAACGCTCGCAGCGCTTGGTTATAGCCCTCTACGTTAACAAGGGGGTTACGGTCGCTCATATCGTGCATAGCAGCGAAAACGGGGCCATGCACAATCTTACCCGCCATGTCACCATACTGCTCAATGTCTTGTGGGTATTGCACGAACTGGCCGCGCAAACGTATTTTATCACCTAGCTGAGAAGCTTGAGCTACGCTAGCAGGTAAGCTCTGCCCGTCACCAGTTCCTATTTTCCCTGCAAACTCTGGGTAAGTAGCTAGTATGTCTTCTACAGTGTCAAACACTTGGCCAGACTCTTTACCTTGTATGGCCATAGCCTTCATAAAGTTCTGAGTAGCGTAGAAACTAGCTACGCCACCAACAGTGTTGCGCATAGCGTTAGTTATTGCGGATACTTTACGGGCATCCAAATTATCTTTGTAGTTGTTGTCCTGCGTGAAACGATAGTTGCCGCTGCTACCGTCGTACTTCTTCATAGAGTACTCGCCTTCTTGCACCGACACGTTGACCTGCGCTCCCGCAGTGCTCATTTGTCCGTCTTGCAAGTCGTGCTTAGTCTTGCTGACCATAGTAGCGTAGCCGGGAGTGCCGTTTGTTGGGGTTACAGTGGCTTTATAAAAAGTTTCCCCGTCTAGAACTACGTCACCATTAGCGTCCGTCATTAGCAAATCGCTGTCTGATACTATGTCCACTTCCAGTGATACACCTTGCTTGCTTAGCTGTCTGCCAAGGGCAGTCATAGTCATAGCGTGGCTAGATATAGTTGACTGGTCGCTCACGTAGATTAACTTCTTAGTGAAGTCTTTGCCCGCAAACTCATCTTGAATAGACTGAGGTAAGCCTTTTATCATGCTGTCCATTGTGTCTCGAACAATGTCCGCTTCTATCTTCAGGCGGTCGCCGTTAACCACGCCATCGAACGCAGTGGTATCGCCATCTAAGTAGGAGAAAATAGCCTGCTGCGTAGCAGTGTCACCTTTCTCAATGGAGCGCACAAGACGCTCTAGGTTCATATAGATTGTGTTCCGTTGCTCTTTATACGTTTTAAAGTAAGTAGTCAGAGACTCAGGAATCTGGAAATGCGCCGCCCACTTGGACATATACGCAGCGACCTTTGGCAGCTTCTTAGCTATTATTTCTTTCCTAGCTTCTATACTGCTAGCAATAGCTTCAGCTCTCGCAGGCCAGTTCTTACCGAAAAGAAAGCGGCTAGTAAAAGCATCGTATAAGCCGTCTTTAGCTTTAGTCGAAGAGAATAAATCTCCTACAGGTTTGCCTGCGCTGTCTAAAGTAGCCACGTCGTTAAATTCAGACATGAACAGCTTAGCGCCGCCGACTGGTCTTATGTCAGCAAGGTTGTCCGTAGTCCGGGCCTTCTCTAATAGTGATAAAGAGTTCAAGACAACCCGCTCCGCTTCACCTTTGCCCGTAAGGAACGTCTGCACTAAACGAATAATGGTTTTGAACGCTGCGGTGAGTTGGTCGAACCAAGGCTGCGTAGCCGCAGAAGGGCTAGGATCAATCTCAGCTATAAGCTGACGGAAATCTCGCAGGGTAGAGCCGTAGGATATTAACTCCAAAGCGGCGTCGAGTGGGTTACCTTCGTTACGTAGTTGTTCTAACTTACCAATAACAGCTAACGCTTTGTCTTTATGGTCTTGGGGCATAGCTACGTCTTGGAACGCCTGTGTCTTGGAGAACGCAATTATGTTGTCCACAGATTTTTGCAAGTCTACTACGCTAGCTTCGGTAGGATTGTTGTACACATACCCCTGTAGCACCGAGTGCAACGCCTCGTGCAGTACTTGTTCTTGAGAAGCGTCGCGGTTCAGGTATACAGTATTAGTGTTGGGGTCAAACTGCGGCCCAGTTACGTCGTTATCTACACCAACAAACTCAACTTGAACTGGGGCTTTGCCCTCATTCATTCGCTCTAGAACGTCACGGATACTTCTGCCTAGGGTAACAGCATAAGGACTAGGCTTGCCTTTCCAGCTAGACACTCTTTCTAGTACAGCGCTGAGTACGTCTTTGCCATCTTCTTTTGCTTCCGCCACTGTGGCTTCGAGCGGCGTAGGCTTGCCTTTCTTCATTTCAGCTTTGTTACCACGCGTAACAGTGCCGGACACGACATCTTTCTGGCCTAGCGTTCCGTCTTTATACTGGCTAAACGCGGTGGATATTAGTGAGTCTATACTAGTATTTACTTTGCCTGCGCTGACAAAATTGTAGCCCGGAGTGAAGATAGCGCTAATTTTCTTGCGCATCGGGGCTTCTTTAATACTTGTCTTAGCGTTAGTCTCTTGGTCTACTTTAAGAGCACCTAAGATAGCGGACAAGTCTTTATCGCTCATTCCGCCAGCAGACGGGTTAAGCAGCTTTTTGAATGTGGCTTCTAAATCTCTTATCGCTTTGTTGTACTTAGCCTGCGGCCCTTCGCCTGCGGCTTTACGTTGCTTAGACGTGGTAGTAACACCGCCCACTGTAGACGTAACTCGCTTGTCTAGGTTACCAGCTTGGTTATTAGCAATAGTCGCATACTTAACAACGTCCAAGAGCATCTTGTGGATACCCTTCATTTGCTCGCTGTTTGCAGCGGTAGCTTCTTTGTTAACGTACTCTGGGTCTGTAGCAGACTTACCAGCGTTGCCTATTCTAGGGGCAGGGTATAGGGCAGGGTGGCGGAGCATTATCGCAATCGCTTTGTGAACGCCGTCAGCCAAAGTCGGCGCGCCAGTAGCCTCGCCGGTAGTAGAATCCACTTCAGACTTTAGGATGTTTCTTATCTCTACGTCCATAACTGCGGAGTCTTGCTCGGTTACAACGACGGACTCAAGCTCAGCTTGTTCAGCAGCGGACATCTCAGAGTCTATTTGATCCTGTGTCTGAGATACTTCTTCTACAGGTGCAGTATTTGTTTCCCGCGCTAGAGGTGACGCCTGTGTTTCTTCAACAGGGTCTACGACTACGTCCTCGAACAGGTCACTTTGTATCTCTGGTTCGGCTTTGTTAGACACGGTTAAATCTGTTTCACCCTGAACTTCTACCGCTGCTTCTTTAGGCGCAACTTGCTCGTATACGTTAGGGTCGCCCTCTTGCAGTGCAGCTAACTGGCGCTCTGTAATTTCACCTGTGAGCGTCGCTTCACCTTTATCGTTTACCGATATAACTTTTAGTGCATTTTTGAAGTCTGCCAGCTTTTCTCTTGCTACAGCAGCTTCGGCTGCGCCGTTAACTTGTTCCGCAGTGTCTGCGATTTGCTCGTCGAGAACACGAATCTTTTCAGCTTTGTTTAGCGCCATAGCTTCGCGTAGTTTTTTAGCTCTGCGCTCAGATGGTTTTGTTTTCTCTTGCTCAAAAAGGTTATCTGCTTGCACGCCTGCCCTAGTACGCTGCAACATTTCTAGTCGCTGGGCTAAAACTTTCTTTTGACCACGCTTTATATTGCCAAACTTAGCAACGGTAGCTTTTAAGGAAGCAGCGAAATCTTGTTGCGGCCCAGTAGCGAAGTCAAAAGAAAATTGGTCTTCGTCTAGTACAGGCGCTTGCTCTGCTTGCTCTGCTGTCTGTTCGATGGAACCTATGTTCTGCGGCGCGCCAGCCTCGTCATACTGCCCAGCTAGTGGGTCGTTAAGGTCTAAGTTTTGTTGAAACTCTGGTTGCCGTTCTTGTACAGGAGTGGGGGCATTGCCCGCCAAGTCTGTCTCTCCCAGTACGTTAGTTTCTACTTTCTTAGGTGCGTCTATTCTTCGTTGCCCAATAGCAGATACAGCACCGCTCATAGAGCCGCCTGTTAATCCACCAGCTACAGCGGCGTTAAGGAATCCAGAGCGCATTTCTTCAGCGGTAGCAGTGCCGTCAATGCCAAACTCCATACCCGTTTGTGCCACTTCAGTAGCAGCTTCTGTTACAGAGCCTACAGCGCCAGCTTTACCAAACCTAGAAACCGCGCCACCTGTGTATCCGCCAGTCTTAAGTCTAGCTACGCCAGTAAGCGCAGCAGGCACAGCCGCTTCAGCTAAGCCGTAAGGAACAGCGCCGAGTAATGCCTTCCAAGGATCAGGGTCACCATCAGCAGCGGAGGATTCATATAGAGAGCCAAAGCCAAGGCCAGTACCTACCATAGTAGACTTAGCTAGTGCCTCACCTTGTGCGAGTGCTTGCTTGCGAGCTGCGAAACTAGCACCTTGCTGAACGCCACCACCACCTAAAGCTCTAGGGGCTATAGCCGCTAACCTAGTTAAGCCAGCAGCGGTGCCAGCCTGACCTAAGCCCGGAAGTGCCTGCGCTGCCATTACAGTGCCCATAATAGGCAACTGCTTACCGATCTGGTACTGCGCGTAGTCTATATAGTCACCTACGCCTTCTAAGTCTTCTACGCGATCTAATCCGGGCTTGCCCGCTAGATACGACTCATAACCTTGTCGTTCCGCTTGGCCACGCAAGTACTCAGAAGTGTCTTCCGCGCCTACAATGTCTGCTATACCAGCGGCAGCACTTGTACCAAGCATCTGCACTACGTCTACGCCAGAAGAAATACCCGCAGCCAACTCACCACGGTCACGGCCTGTAGACACGCCAAAGTATTCCGCAACGTCCTGCGCGTCTTTGCCTACCTGCTGGCTGTAATCTACTACTAGCTCCGCATCGGAAGCCCCTTTCATTCTAGCAGGAGCTATAGCCCGCAGTTGTTCTAAACTAAATATAGACATTGTTCACCCTAATTATAAGTGTAGCAACATTGCTAGAGACTGCGTAAACCACTTTTTTCAAGCGTCCGTTGCGCGGCATACCCCCGTTGCGCCGTGTACGCTGCTTGTATAGCCGCTTTAAGCTCGTCACTAACCTCCACACTGTCAAGCTGCTCTGGGGTAAACTCGGTAATCAGAGCTTCCGCCTCTTTGTACAGTACTTGCTTTTTGGCGTCTGCCTCTGCACCTTCGGCAGTTTTGCGCTGAAGCCCTTGCCTAAGAGCGGCTATACTATCCGCAGGAGGAGGAGGAGGAGCCGTGCCATCGCCGCCATCGCCGTAATCTCCACCGGGGGTCATTGCGCCTGAGTAAACGACCCCTGCGGCTTTATATATTTCAGCGATAGCAGCTTCCTGCTGGAGTGGTTCCATACCCCGAAACATAGGGTCGGCCTGCAATTTGCCAAGGTTGTCTATGAGCTTCTCTCTAATGCCCCCATCCACTGCTGCAAGATCGGCGTTAACTTTGGCGTATTCTATGGCCCCATCCGCAGCCGCTGCGCGCTGGGTTTTAGCCGTGTTGGCTAGTGACTCTATGGCAGCGCCGTACCCAGAAGCTAAATTACGCAGGTTTGTTTCAAGCTCCGCCGTAGAGCCGAACTCTGCTAAATCCCTAACTTTTTCGCCGGTCTCAGTGTCGAACTCGGAAAGGACTAGCTTACCGCCCACTTGCTCGTAATCAAAGTGCCTGCCCGGAGTTATAGAGTCGTCTTTTTTATGGAGGTCAACCAGACCATCTAAGTTTAGCTCCGCAGTTTGCAGGGCTAGTTGCTCTTGTTTGCGCTTGGCAGCTTGCTCTGAGATGTTATAGAACCCTGTGACATACTCGTTGCCAACTGCGGGGTCTATACCGTACTTAGAGTACAGCTCACCTATATTTTCTGGGGTTGCTTCCCCGCTAGCTAATGTTGATTGTAGTTCACTAATGCCTTTTTTCTGCTCAGCGTCTTCGGTTACCTGTTGTTGCGCTTGGGCGAGTTCAAATTGGCTTCTTTGGTCTGCGGTATTTGCCGCACGGGTATCAATCGCGAGCTGCTCTCTTGCCAGACCTGTTGTTGTATCAAACTGTTCCTGCCCTATGTCATAGCGTTGTTGGTCTAAAGCCTGCGAAGCAAGCTTGTCTGCTTGGTCGGTAAGCCCAGCACCTCTGTATATGCTTTCTCTAGCCCGCAGCTGGTCTAGGACGCTCATTGGCGCTTCAACTCTTGTCGGAGCTGGCATAGGGCTTTGTTGTGGCGCAGTACCTGCCTGTGCCGGAGCTAATCCCATACCCGCAAGAGTATTCGGCGCTTGTGGCATCGCGCTCATGTTTTGGTCTGGGCCAGCGCCTATACCACCGTTGTTAAACGCAGCTTGTACGTTAGAGGTGTTCTGGGCGTTTTCCTGTTGTTTCTTGTACGCTGCGGCTTGCTCGGCCTGCGCGGCGTCGAACGCAGAGATTTCCTCTGCGACCAAACCTTCTTTTCTTCTAGCTCTGTTCGCGTTTACAGCTTCACCGAGCCTAACGCCTGCTGCCATTCCAGATGCCCAACCCATTACGCCACCTCCACTTGTTTCATTTCCATGCCGAGCATGTTGTAGTTCACCGCATAGAAACCGTCTTCAGTAAGTGCAACTGCTTCCGGCATAAAGTTAAGAACTTCCTGAGCCATAACACCTTCATACATAGTGCTGTCAGGATCGTTAATGTAGCTGAAGTGGTATAGGTTAAGTCCTGTGTAAGCGTCTTTGCCAACCTCAGAAACGTTTTCCTTGAGCCGCATATCGGAAGGGTACATAGTCGCACCGGCTCCTACTAAAGCACCCATCATCTCGCCTTGTGCTTGTAGCCCAGCAGAGAAAACACTTGCCTGAGTACTTGCCATGTTGCCGTAAGTTTGTCCTGCGCCTGCTAGACCAGCTTGGTAGTTGTTACCAGCGGATTGGGCCACGTTTGATGCTTGAGAACCAGCGTTAGTAGCACCACCGTAAGCAGCGGTAGAAGCTCCTGACAACCCACGGCCAAGACCAGCGGCGTCTAACTTACGCGCATAGCCTAACTGTTGTGCTTGGTTACGAGCGCCAGTCATACCCTGCGCGCGCATAGCAGCTTCTTGTAATTGAGTTTGTAAACCAGCACCACGAGCGGCACCAGAATTGGGGTTAACACCTCTGGCTGCTTGGAACCTAGCGTTAGACTCCCGAGCCGTACCAAACGCCCTTGCGGCGGCGGCGCTAGCCTCACCAGCTTGTGTCTGGCGGTAAGCCTCGGTGTCGAAGTTTTGCGCGTCAGCAACTAACCCTTGTTCAAGAGGACGGAAGGTTTCTTGCTGATACTGGTAGTAGTCAGCTGCCTGCTCCATCTGTTGATCTTGCGCGGCCATCTGCTGCCCAGCAATCTGCTGAACAATGGGCTTCATATCTTGGTACTGCTGCTGCGAGAATCTTAACTGCTCGCGTGCAACTCTTTCCATTCCCGAATAGTCGGGAGCCGGTTGACTTTTACCACCCATAATTTATGACTCCTGAAGCCAGCGACAATTTTTTGGCCATAATACTAGTACCATCATATCTGCGTTAGGGGCACCATCCTTCATAACGAACTCTTCTACGAAGCCTAGGTGCTTATCGAACTTAATTGTGTCAGGCTCGTTAGTTGGTACAAGCCCAGTTATTCTCTTTAGTTTGCATACGTTAAATGCGTAATCGCAAACTGCTTTGAAAAGGGGTATGATCATACGATTAGGTTCTGCAATGGCTATGTGGACTGTGGCGTTAGACATGTTGTAGTTGTTTATCACAACACCGGCGGTTACCCGTCCTTCTTTCTCAACGCCTAGCGCGTAATAATCGCCCCAGCTGCCCTCTTGCTCTACCTGAGAAGCGACCCATTTGCCGAATCGCTCCTTATCGTCGTATACTACTCTACCGTAATCAAAGCTCATGCCGCCAATTATGCCTTATATTGGAGATGTTGGCCAGATTATATCATTTAGATCAGTAACTTCCGAGTTGTTTGCGGGCACATCCCGCAATGCCTGCCGATACGCTACCCACTCGGCTTTTTTCTCATCGGTTAGAGGGCTGTCTGGGAATTGCGTCCAGTCGCTCATAGAAAGTCGTACGTCGCGTTCTGCCCGACCACGTGCCATAATCCAAGACTGCACGACGAGCTTCTTGTCTTCGCTTTCTACCCACTCGCCATTCTCCCACACGCAAAAGTTATTAGGCGCAGCGGCTCGGGTCGCCCAAGCCGCGCCGTCCCAGTAATCTAACTGCATGTCTAGCACACGGATAGAGTCTAGACAGAGGAACCCGTCCTCAGTAGTGCCGTGTTCTGGCCAAGATTCCGCCGTCCTATACTGGCTTATTATATTGCCGCTGGCGTCCACTCTTAATTTTAAAATCATAACCCATCTCCAAATTCTACTACAGCGAAGGCTGCTTTTGTTGTGTAATTAGTGGACAAAGTAAAGTTGCCCCCGCCGCTAGTCCACGACAGCGAGATGTTGTTGTTAGAAGCCCAGTTGTACTTAGCCGTCCAGTAATTTTGGTAGCCAATTATTTTAGCTAACACAGTAGAGTTCATGCGGCACCACCGTTTGGTGGTGGAGGTAGACAAACTTCCCAGCGAGAAAGTAGACGCTGTGCCAGCTGTGCCGCCAGCCCAGCCCTTAGCGAGTATAACCTTAACCGGGCGGGTTCTGGAGTCGTACGTTGTGAACGAAGTTAGCGGCTGCGAAGGTGTGTACCGGAAACTTGACGCAGTTTGCCCTTGCAAGCCGTAGTCAGTAGTGCCTGCTAGGAACTTACTAGGTCTGGCGTCGCTTATGGAACCCCATTCCTCTGCGGAGTTGGCAACGATAACTTCAAACGTGTTCGTGCCGCTTGCGTAGTCTAACAACGTGAACGATTCTCCGCCCCCTACTATAGAAAACACTCCTGAGTAGCTAGCGGACAGTGGGCGCACATAAAAAACTGGTCGAGCGATGTAGTATTCCACCGCGTAAAAAGTTCTCGCCGCTGAAGTACCTCGGATACCCGCCACAGATTTATCAAATGAAAAGTATGTTAAGCCATTTTGCGACCCTGTTTGGCCTGTAACGAAATAATCTACCCCGCCCACTACCATCTTGTGTCCGGGGAGTATTACTTGGGGGTTTTCTTGTGGGAACGCCATCTCCTTATTAGTGTAGGCAAGGTTCAGCGATGTACTGTTAGTGCGCGAGTAAGGGGGGCCTTCGTACGCTTTGTCGCCACCCGTACACCACGAAGGTGTATAGAACGTACCCCCGCTAACCACGGTGGCGTAATGCGAAGCCATCTCTACATAGTTGGTGCTGTTAAAAACGGTGCTCCCATTAGAGTCTAGGACTTCTATCCCATAGCTCATAAGGCTTTACCAACAACATAAACGTTATATGTCTCTGTGCGGGCGTCAAGGAATGAGCACGGCCTAGGGTCACCGAATATGGTGTAACATCCAGAGTTGTTAGTGAAGCTAATAACCCCTGCGGAAACATACGCTTTAGCGAAACTACCACCGTTGTCGAACAGGCTAAACCCCGCAGGGATTTCCTGTATTATATAGTTATCATCTAAGTCCTGCTGGGAAGTAACTCCGGGCAAGCTGTATTGAATAGAAGACGGATAAGTACTGCCACTAGCGGAACCCGGCTGCAACGTTATACTGACCGTATCTATCTTAATTAACGAGTTAACTATCTGACTAGTGTCTATTATAGTTTCACCGTATTCGTCGAACTGCTGGAAGCCATAGCTCATTACGCAAGATTCCCTAGCTTAACCCTAAGTGTGTTAGCCGAGTCGTAGACTTTAATTACGCCTGCTTCTATCTCCATACGCTCTCCGGTGGTCGCGCTCTTAATAGCAAACGAAGGTGAAACGCCCGCGAGCGTTACTTGGCTGGCATCTATTGTACCAGCGGTTATCTTGCTTGCACCGAGGTCTTGTATCTGCGCGCTAGTTATAGTCGCGATCTTAGCGTCTAGAGACCCAGTGGATATACGGTCTGCGGATATAAAGCCTGCGGTTATTTTGTCAGCGTTTAGTGAGCCTACCTTAGCGTTAGTAACAGCTAAGTCACTGATCTGTGCAGTGTCGATAGCGGCTACGCCGATCTGTGCAGTGCCGATAGCACCGTTCTTAAGAAACGCTTGGTCTATGTAAACACCAGCAGGCACGCTAACACCATTGAGTGTAGTAGTCGCGGTAGTAACTACGAACGGTATTACCTCGCTGCCAGAAGAAGACGCAATAGCAAACCTATCTGCTGACACGATAAACTCAGAGAACGGCGTGCCGTTAACCAGCGTACTCGCTAAGCCGAAACCCGACACGTATCCGTTATTGTCTACTTTAACTGTGTACTGCGCAGACAAACCATTTATAGACTCCGCCGCTGTCTCTACGGCAGAAGTGTTTTCTCCGACTGTGGTGGACAGAGCGCTCACATCACTGGCGGTTGAAGTAACCACGCCATCTATGGCAGAAACATCAGTGGTTAGGGTGTTTATATTTGTTGTGTGCCCCGCGACTGTCGAGTCGGTAGCAGCAAGCCCGGCGGTTAGCCCGCTTATGGACGTGCCTTGAGAACTTATAGTGCCTTCCGCGCTTGAAACGCGAGTATCTACGGCGTCGAGGGCGGTGCTAGTAGCAGCTATGGTACCCTCCGCAGTGGTCAAGGAATTTTGTAGTGCCGTAACAGCGCTGCTCGTGCTGGTTATAGTGCCTTCCGCTGCGGTTGTTCGTGTGTCTAGCGCCGTTACGGCGTTGGCGTTGGCTGTAGTTTCCCCATCTAGCGTCGTAACACTGTTTTCTAGGGCAGTGATGTCCTGCTGCGCGGAGGTTATGTTTGTGGTGTTTATTCCTACTGCGCTAGTTAGTGACGAAACCGCTGAACCAGTAGCTAGACGGGCAGTGCCGTCTGCGTTAAATACTTCACCTTCTAGAGAAGTGATGTCCTGCTGCACAGTATCTATGTCACTGCCGTTGGTTGTAACTACGTTTGTTAGGTTAGTTAGCGCCGCGCCGGTAGCTAGACGAGCAGTGCCATCGGCGTTAAACACTTCACCTTCTAGGGAAGTAATGTCAGTTTGCGCGGTGCCAATACTAGTGCCCTGCGTAGTTACTGTGTTAGACAGCGTGGTGACAGCGGAGCCAGTAGCAAGGCGAGCAGTCCCATCGGCGTTAAACACCTCTCCTTCCAAGTCGGTTATGTCCGACTGCGCAGTGCCAATACTAGTACCCTGCGTAGTTACTGTGGTAGATAGCGTGCTAAGTGCCGCGCCAGTAGCTAGGCGAGCAGTGCCATCACCGTTAAACACTTCACCTTCAAGGGCGGTTACATCAGATTGTATTGTGCCTATTAGCGCACCCTGCGTCGTAGCCGTGCTCTCTAAGGTATCTATATCGGAACCTTGCGTTACTACGGTACTCGATAACGTACTGACCGCTGTACCAGTAGCGAGACGCGCAGTGCCATCGGCGTTAAACACCTCTCCTTCGAGTGAGGTAACGTCAGTCTGCAACGAAACGATTGTTGTGCCGTTAGTTGTAACTGTGTTGGTCAGCGTGCTCAGGGCGGAGCCAGTAGCTAAGCGAGCAGTGCCATCGGCGTTAAACACCTCTCCTTCGAGTGAGGTAACGTCAGTCTGCAACGTACCAATGCTATCACCTTGAGTAGTTACGGTGTTTGTCAATGTGCTGACCGCTGCGCCAGTAGCTAAGCGGGCAGAGCCATCCGCGTTAAACACTTCACCTTCAAGCTCAGTAACGTCAACCTGTATCGCCACTATTGTAAGGCCATCACTAGCCACTGTGTTAGACAGCGTACTGAGTGCCGCGCCAGTAGCTAAGCGGGCGGTGCCATCGCCGTTAAACACTTCACCTTCTAAGTCGGTTATGTCCGACTGAGCGGAAACTATTGTAGTGCCTTGGGTCGCAACAGTGCTCGATAACGCGCTAACCGCTGTACCAGTAGCTAAGCGGGCAGTGCCATCTGCATTAAATACTTCACCTTCTAACGCAGTAACGTCTGACTGAATAGAAACAACAGTGCCGCCCAGCGCCACAACAGTGGTATCTAGCGTGTTGAGTGCGGTGCCTGTTGCAAGGCGACTAGTCCCGTCGCCATTAAAAACCTCCGCGTTTAAGGCAGTGACATGTATTTCGTTGGCCGCAACACGAGGGTCGTCTAAGGCGACCCATGTAAGGCCTGAGCCTTGGTCGATGTACGCATATACTTTGTTGTTGTCATCACTATCATACCAACGACTAAACT